GCGTCTACCGAATAAATTTTATCATTACCGACTAAGTCTTTTGTACAGTCCGTACCTTGTATATTTGTTTGTTCACCTTTAGGGTCTTCCTTTATAATAAGTTTTCCATCGTCTACCCACTTTTGTAAAGACTTTTGATTTTCATCCATCAAGGGTAATAAATATTTTTTTACACTATCTATCCTTCTTTTAGATAAAGCATTATTATAAACCACCGAATTAGGTGATGAAGCTGAACCCTGTAGTAAAACTTGAACAGTTGCACCCGCGTTTAATGCTTCACCAACTTTTTTAACAAATAATTGTGTTTTATATAACACTCCCGAATCCGAACTTGTTAAAATATTATCTATAAAAAACTGGTTTACATTATCTTTTTCATCTGCATTTGCGGTATTACTATATTCTGTCTGTAAACCAATATAATTTTGTAAAGCAGTGTTGTAAACTTCAGATGTTGTTGTGTCTGTTGAAGTCTGTGGACCAGGAACATCATTATGAAAATAATAAGCAAAATCGAAATCTGTACTCTCTACTTTATCTTCATATTCTTCAGTGGTTACATCTAAATCGCCAGGTACTTCCGCATCAATAATGTCAAAATTTTCTTTTACTTCTTGTCCAACTGAAGAGTTTACAACTATCTCATAAATGTCGCTATAAGTAAATTGTGGGAATCTCAACGCTAATTCGTAAATATCATATTTACGACATCCAGCAAAAAATGAATCAACAATTCCTGTAACTTTACTATTGTTACTTTCATTAGCCAATTCTTTGTCAACTATAGCATTTAATACCGAGGGATGGTCAACAACAATTTTCCAACTTAAACTACCCTGTCTTGTGGTATTATTATATGTATAGATTGGTTCAGGTCGACCTAAGAATTCGTTTTGGTTCCAATTTGCAGAGTTTTGTTCGTTTACCTTCATATCATATGGTGGGAACCACATAATTCTACCACCATTAGGTCCTCGTTCACAATGTGGCAAATCTTGATAGGTGAATCCTTTTTTTCTTGATGTTCTCCAAGCCAAATTTTCTATTGAGAACATATATTTTTTAACTCCTTCACTACTAAAATCATTTCCTGTTAAATTAGTAGTATCTGTACCTCTCATAGGTGCAATATTTAAGTTATATGTGTTATCTAAAACCGAATATGTAAATCGTCTATTGTTGGTTGTTATACCTTCTGTTTTTTGTAAATCCGCCATAGAATAATACGGAGTGTCTTTTGTAAAGACTCTACAGTACTCTTTACCCACAATAGCACCTCCCTCATCTCTGTACGCGATAACTCGTGAACCTTTAGTAAGTTCTCTTGTTCCGTCATGAAATACTTTAGAGATTTGGTCAATCGCATTACCTACGTGTTGTAATTTTCTAACACCAACAACTTCGTCAGCGGAGTTTATTAATTTTTGAGTATTATCAAGTATGGACCCAGGTGTATAATTGTAATCACCTGTACCGTCTACTGATTGTGTGGCGGTAAATGTGTTTTGAACCCCCTGCTCGTTCCAATCAGTATCTATCGTACCAAAAAACTCTGCACCGACACCAACTTTTTGACCCGCCCTGTCTTTGTATTTAGGGGATACCCATGTAAAACCACCTTGTAATCCTCCGTCATCGTATGTGGATGTTTGGTTTAAACCGAACTTATAGGTATTATCTTTTTGTTCGTTTTCATAGATTTTAGCAATCTCATCATAACCATAAACGGGTGTTTGAACTTTATTTCCGTCTTGATTTAAAGGTAAGGATTCTGCAGGAGCAACAATATCTTTCATCTCCTGTTGAGAACTTCCTACATAATAATTTTGTTTTGGTACTTTAGTGAATAAATCGGTTAAGAAATTTCTATTATAATCTGGTATATATCTGTTTAGTGATAGTCCTTTGAATAGTCTCGACCTTTGTCCTCCACCTGTATTTTCCAAGAATATCTGCATTCCTGTTTTTTCGGTAGGTAACGCCAATACTCCTCTTTTATCAAATAATCCCGTAATAGAATTAGCAATTTGATTAAAATACATTTGTTTTGGTTGGTCACTAAAATAGTCCCCCGGTATCCAAGAGTATGGGGAATATACACCACTAATACGACTAATGAAATCTAATCCCTTACCGATTAATCCTTTTGGTACTGAGATTTTCCAATCTCTTTCGACTATAGACCTATTTCCTGTTGTTATTGCTAATAATTCAAATGGGTCAGATAGGGCATCTAACGCATTAACTCTACCAATTGTTTGTTGGTAGGTTTCTTCGGAAATCCTATACTGAAACTCTGTTTTAAGTGATTCCGCGGCTATTCTTGCTAAATCAGAATCTTGTGAAAGTGGTCCGTTATCTCCCTGTGGGTTAGAACTCGTTAATAAATTAAATGAATTATATGAAGACGCAACAAAATTATAATAAGGACTTTTACCTATCAATGCCGGTACACCATTTGACATATTAAGGTTTAAAGTATTATTAAAACTCGTCACCGAATTAATAAACCCTACATCATCTATAGATTTAGGTTCACCAAAACCACCTTCAGGACCATATTGATTTTTAACATAGAGAGAAGTGTTTTCGGTACTACCAATAGTTTCCACTTCTTGTGAATCAATAACTCCAACATCGTTAATATCTATTTGACTCTGACCTGGTTGACTGGCAGGGGTAAAACCATCACTATTATATGGTTCTAAGTTTTTTACTAATAACTTCTTTCTGAAGTTTTCAGTTGAGTCAAATGATAATGGACTTTGCATCTATATATTCTTTTTAGATAAATAGATGGTTATATTATTTTATATAACCACAGTTTATAGATTTATCCGTATCCACCACCCATATTAAATTCTGTTAAGGTACCTAATCTATTTTCTAATTGAGATTTTATTTTAAACATGGCGTCAGGATTATTAACTAATAGGGTGGCTAACTCTTCTTTAGTCATTGGTGAGTTTGTTGGTATTCCTTCTATGTTGAGATTAACTTGTCCGTTTACCGCCAATTGTACTGGAGTATTATCTGTAGAATTAACATTAAGACTCGAAGTTTCTATATTGTTAACTGCCATATTACTTCTATCAAATCTATCACTCACCTCAGTTGTATTGTTATTGGTCCTATCAAATCTATCATCACTTGTTACATTTACCGTATTATCTTCATTACTCCTATCAAATCTACCACTACTAACATTCACAGTATTACCGATAATTTCAAGGAAAGGTATATCTTTTAAGGCATTAGTAAGATTATTCCATCCGTTTTTTAGTGGGTCGATTATTAATGTTCCGTAATCGATATTCTCCAATGCGGGTACTAATTTACTATCTACCGCCTCACTAAACTTATTAAGCCCATCAACTATCGCATTTGCCATTTCATCAGCATCTGTTTTATCTAATTTAAGTTGTGTTGCAAGTGTCCCAAAAGTGGTAGTTACACTTTCAGGTAAAGCTACTTCACTTTCTCTTGCTAAAAAACTTTCAGTTAATAATGATTGTACTTTAGATATGTTTTCTCCGAAAGTTTCAAATCCGCCTGATTGAACTAAATTTAATGTTGTTAGTTTTACAAGTGTGTTTTGAGCTGCCTGTATTTCATTTAAGAAACCCATAGATTGTTTAGCAACGTCTAGTTCAGACATATTATTAACGTCTAACATACTTTGTAATTCTCCGTAATCACTAGCAACTAACTCATTGAACCCTTCACCTATTTTTTTAATAGACCCATCAGGCATCGTTATTTCCATGGTTCCGTTAGCCCCAATTTTACCTAAACTTGCAATTAATTCTTTTTGTTCTTCAGGTACAGTATTAAACCCATCAAGTAATTTTAATTTTTCAGTTCTTTGGGCCGCGTTTATAGCCATTTCTGAGAATTCTTGGTAAGATTGTCCTGCTAAACTTGCAGCTTCTCTAAGACGATACATTTCAGTAACCGGAATATTAAACTCCCCGGTCTCTTTATTAAAATCTACTGAGGCTCCTGCCATATCTACAAGACTCGTTTGTAACCCTTCCATATCAGTCTGAGCCATATGTAGTAATTGGAATGGGTCTCCTAACGCTCCTACTGCCCCTCCTAACATCTGAAATCCTGCTGCGGTTTCAATGGCTTTATCTGGTGACATTAACTCATCCGCAAAACTAACAGTTTTACTCATATCGATTCTTAATGCCTGAGCCTGTGCAACCATTTTAGAAAGTCCTTCAACTCCATCTTTAAAATTATAAGTAACCATTAGTTTGAGGTTTTTATTAACCTCTCCCATGAAAGCTGAAACATTAACCCCATAGGCCCTTGCCTCATCGGTCATATCTGACATCATGTCTAAAGTTTGGTCAGTGGTATACCCTAAAGTATCAAAAGAGGTGGCCATCTCAGCTAATTGAGCTGAAGTCATATTAGCCATAGAACCTAATAACTGAAATCTACTAATTTGTTGGTCAGTAAAAAATGTATTTCTTTGCATGGATTCGTTCAATGCACCAAATAACTCTAAGTTTTTTGAAGCATCAACACCGATAAGTTCTGTTGTTTTTGCTGCCTGTGCTACAACCCTCTGAACTTGATTACTTACAATTCTGGTTTGACCAAGAGTTGTCCTAACAGTATTGGCAGCTTTCGTATTAATTTCAGCGGCACCATTTATAACTTGTTGAACATTTGTAATACTAGTCCTCAAATTACCTGCAAAGGTTTTTAAGCTAACATCCGCCAATTTAATATTTTCGGATAAAGCCTTAGTATCACCAACTAACCCGTTACCATTTTCTTGAAACATAAAATACTTTTACTATAAATATTGATTAACGAGATTTTTGTCTTTGTTTCTCAATTTCCTCATTTCTTTTTGCAAATTCGGATGATAGTTTGTCTATAAAAAATTTTCTCTCGTAGGTAGGCATAGTTTGAAGGTCTGAGTAAGACATATTAACATGTTTACTCAGATAGTAGAACTCATCAAGCATAGTTTTCCTATAATCAGAAGAAAGGACGAAAAAACTCTGCCCCAAAAGTGATACGCACATTCACTTTTTCTCCTGACGGGGCTGTAACAGTTCTATTTAGGTCTAATTTAGGTTCACAATCTGACATTGTGTTCCTAATAAATTTAGAATCCATAATAGGTAGCGTATTTATAAAAGTTGATATTTTTTCTCGGCTTTCATCACCGTCAATTGAAACAACATGTTTTTCTAATCTTTTTGTAACTATTGGAACTGTGACCCCTACCGGATAACTTTCATCTAATTTACTTAGTTCTGTAGTGTCTCCTACATTTAAAAGTCGACAAACAACGTTAACCCCTGTTTTTGGTAAGTTAAACTCAAACAATCCTTTGTCGTTTGGTTTTATTTTAGGTTGTAGAATATTTAACTCGTCTAACAAAATAGTCGCGTCAAAATCTTTTTTTGTTTTTGGGTCTTTTAATTTAAAGTTATAGTCAGGACCAAACGCAGTGTTTCTTAAAAATATAAGTATTGCTTCTGCGTCTCCATCAAGTATTTCATTGACATTGAAGTCAGGTTCATAAATTTTATTTTTTAATAGTGTCATCACTAAGTTTTTATCCCCACCTGCCGATAATAATATATTTTCATCTTGAGCGGTTAGATAACCCACTTTAAGAGATTTCTTCTTATTTGAATAGAATAACCCTTGTGATGGTAATGGTACCACGTCATGTGGTAAGTCCATATTCATTTGTCCGTATTGTTTTCCTTGGTCCATAATTGTCTATATAATAAAAAAACCATAGAAGTACAATGACTCCTATGGTCTTAAATATATGATTGATTGATTTTTAATCAATACTATTTTATATTAATATACCAAAATACATCTATCAGGACGTAATGTTGCTGTTATTGTAGCAAGAGCATCATCACTATAACCTAAACTATCGAAATTGACATCCGTTAAGAATGTTCCTTGTAGAATCCATTTTTCGACTGCGACTCCTGTTGGGTCTAACATTTCCAAGTCTAAGTCCTTTTTGTATCCTGCAGCATAACCCATACGACCTGTTACGGACTCTGAGTGTAATCTAACCCACTCCATTAAAGCTTGTGAAGCTGATGGTCCAATTGGGTCACGGAATGTAACGTTTATCGTGTTCCACACGAATCTACCTGCCACATATGTGGATGTATTTAAAAAAGGAATTTCAGTTGACCCGATTTGGATGTTAGGTCTTGATGTAGACTCAACATACCAAGAATTAATACCCAATGAAGATGGAAACGATAGTATAAATCGATTCTTCCTTTTTGGTTCATAGGGAACGGGCATTTTCATTAATAAGTCTGCCATTGTATTTTGGTTTTATATTTCTTTAGTTTATTTATTTATAAATATCCAGTTAGAAAGTTTTTCTATTTACTTTTATTTTTTTTTCAGTAATCTCTACTAGAGCAAATAAAATATTAATAATTTAAACTTCTTTTTTATCTCCTCCTTTAGTTAAATACGTTTTAACTGGTTTATCTTCATATTCTTTATCTAAAAATGCTTTAATCTTTTCTACATTGCCTGGGTCATCATCTGAAAACCCAATCATAGGTATAAAATTATTTTTTATATCATTCTTAAGAAAGGCTTTTTTACCGATTCTTTCACTCATTTCCTTAACATATGAAATAAATTCTCTTAACGCCTTTATTTTACCCTCTTCAGGGTCAGCAGCGTTACCCTCACCATATGTTACAGGATAATACTTGTTAAGGTCTAAATAATCGTTAATCATTATTGAAGAGTCTTTTTCCTCGTCACCCGACATATTACGATATTTCTTTAAATTGTCAATTAACATATCTTTGTCAATACCATTGTGGTTAGTTACTATCATATTATATATAGCATCACGTAATACTGATGGTGTGTGACCTCTTGCGGTTATTATTGAGAAAATTGAACCACCGTTTATTGCTTCAACAAAATCGTTCCATGAAGGACCTGGTTTTGCCATCATTGAATCAATTATAAATGCTTTATCTCCCTTTACACCGAAGTTTCTGTATGGGTCATCTGCATATCCCACAACCATTTCACCTTTATATTCGAAAGGTTCTTTACCTATGAACCCTCGATAATCTGCAAAATCCTCGGTAGACATACCTATTTCTTTACCTTCATCAGACATAACAATAATCTGAGTTGGCATTGTAGCGATATTGTCGTCCCAATCAAAAGCATAGTATTTTAAATCAGGATTACCCTCAGGGTCAAACCCTTCACGTAATTGTTTTTCGTGATAAAACTCTCTAATAATCCTTTTTATACTCATTACTTCTTATCTTTATTAGTATTAAGTTTTTCAATTAATCTTTCTAACTGATTCTCAGAAATTACAATATTTTGAGGTTTTTCAGAGAAAGACTTAGTTCCGTTAGCTTTAATAGATAACGCTTCGTTAAGTGCTTTTTTCTTAAATTCCATTTCCTTTTTTTTATTTAAACGTTTAATAGGCTAAGAGGAGGGAATTAACCCTCCTCAATATAATAAATAGTCAGATATTAAATATCTTCGAAAGAAGCTCCTGTAGGTGTAATCAAGAATTCAATATCGATGAATTCAAGTGCTCTTGTTGGTTTCAGATAAATTTTACCTGTTAACGTGTTTGAGTCTAAATCTTCAGGAGTTCCAGAAACTGTCACTCTAAAGTCAATTAAACCTCTATCTCTTCTAATACTGTCTAAGATTGGATTAACTGAATCTAAGAATTCTTGTCTTACTTGTTCGTCATTTTGTTCGAACAATAACCTAACAGCTACTGCCGAAATTAATTTACGTGCTTGTAATAACAATCTTCTAACGTTTATTCTGTCAAGTGCAGATTCTTTAATCTGTGTAGTTTTATTACCCCATATAACAGTACCTACATCTGAGAAGGTTGCGATTGGGTTTAATCTTCCTACATATAAAGTGTCTCTATCTTCTTGCGTTAACTTCTTACGTGCTTTAACCGAATTAACTAAACCTCTTGTGTAACCCGCTGATGCGAACCAAGGGAAAGCTATATTATCTGTTAAAGCTAAGTTTCTAACAACTTCACCTGTTGGTGGAAGATAAATTTGTGTATTATTTACCGAATCTCTTGTTAATATCCATGGATAGTAAGTTGCGGTGTAGTTAGAATCAATTCCTGTGTCTTCTAAATTATCTACCGCCTCTTCAGGATAAATGAAATTAGTGTCGAAATCACCTAATGTTGGTGTAAACATTTGATAATCAGGTGTAGTACAGATATAGATTGAATCCGCTCTGTCTTGTTCTACCATATCAATTGCTGACTCAACAAGATTAGAATTATTAACATAATCAATACCTGGTGTTGTGAATACATTTATATTAACCGCTTCAGGGTTATTAAATGTATACTGACCCCATAGGTATGCGTAATAATCAGTATTTGCCCAAGTTAATTGGTCAGGACCTGTGATTTGTTTAAACGCTCCCCATCCTGTTGCGGTTGGGTAAGTTATAGAAGGTGCTGCACCTGCTCTAAATCCTGCTGCTCCTAATTGGTATCTGTCACCATTAGTTCTATATTCTCTATAGATATCCCATCCGTCAAAACCTCCTGACGGTACTACAGTGAACTTACGAGAGTTTAGTCTATAATAAGGACTACTTTCATCAGGTTCCGAATCGAAACTTGCGTTACCCACTTCAAATGCAGTTTCACCTGAAGTTACATAATTAGATGAAATTAAAATAACCGTTGCTCCTGAATCCATATGGTAACCTTTAGTAAGGTAAGCCCATGGTTGTGAATCAGTAGCAGTTGCTAAATTGGTAGGATTTTGTTTTCCTTTATAAGATAAGAAGTCTGCGTCAATACCAGCGGTATTAGAAACACCTAAGAATGTTCTTCTTACTTTATCACCCGAACTTCTTGTTTCATTATCAGTTCCCGTAGCCGCTCCGAATGGTGGATTCCATATAACCTCACCTGGTGTGTCGTATTTAGTTTTATACTCTAAGAATGGTGATTTAACTCCTGAATATTGTCTAGTTTGATAACCTTTAAATCCACAAGGTAGTGAACCTATAGGTGCATCTTCATTCATTTCTAACATTATAAATCTTGACCTCAATTCAAAGTCTCCGTTCGATGTACCAATTTTCTTAGCAACAAAACTATTTTGATTCGGGTCCATAGTACAGTTAGTGAATTTTTCTAATACTACTGGATTTGCGTCAGTATCAAAGAAGTCACGAACAACAACATCAAACGTTCCATTGTTAAATGAAATATTCATTATTGATATTTTAACCTCTAAGTTTGCTGAATTACCATCAGATATAGTTAAGAACTTAAACATATCATAAACTTTGTTACCTCTAAGTTCGGAAACTAAATATGGTGTTTCAGGTGTTTGGTACCTATCTAAATACCAACCGATACTTGTATTAGAACCTAAGTCTTGTCTTGCACTTGGTAATGCCGTTAATGAACAATCAAGACCTCTCACCCTACCAAGTCTATAACCTGTGTTTAGTAAGTTATAATATTCTTCTTCTAAGAATAATGGAACTTCAGATTTAGGTTTTGCAAAGTTAGATTTACCAAATACTTTTGATATGTAATTTGAATTTGCAATGTTAAATGAAGTTGTAAAATTAAATGTATCATTGTCTGCTGTAAGACCACTTATCGCAAATGTTGCAAAAGGATTAGTGGATATCGCAGAATACGCTCCTGTACAATCTATCATCACGTCAGTTAAACCTGATACCTCATAAACTGGACCATCATCCGTTGTGTATGTATCAATACCTCTTGAACGTAAGGTACCAACAACTACATCGTGATAATCAGAATAAGGAGTACCACTATAATCAGTAATGTAAACCTGAGCGGTACCACTAAAGTTTAGACCTCCTGTGTTAACTAATGTTGTTACACCAAATCCAAAACCTGTACCGTCATAAACACCACCACTAGCAGTGAATAATGCGTAATACCAAGGGTCGTTAACTGAAGAGTCTAAGTCACAATTTTCAAATTGTACACTATCAACTCCAAATACATTTGTATTACCTGTATAATTAGGTGTTGACCCTGTTATTATACTATTATATGTAGAAGCACTTACCGCTCCCCAAAAATATGATGTCTGACCTGATGAAGCTGAGTTAACAATTTCTTGATATAAATATTGTTCAATATCACCTGAAATAGTAGACTCTCCTCCTGTATATGTTTCATAAGGATGATTTATCACACCTGAAATGTTAGCGGGTAATGCACCGTAGTTACTAACAACAACACTTGTAGATGTTCCTGAAATACCTGAGAACTCAAGTATAATTGCACCTTGTGTACCTGTTACGGTTGTCCCTGTGCTATCTAAGTTACCGATAGTTTTTATTGACCATGAAGGTCCTGCGTCATACCCCGATAAACCAAGTACTCTAGTCACAAACAATTGATTTGATTGTTGTAGATATGATTTAGCGATATACGCTGCTTCATACTTAGGTATCTGAGTATTCACAAATTTAGTTGGATTTGTACCACCGAAATAGGATTGGAACTCGTCAAAGTTAGTGATGAAAATCGGCTCGAATGCTGGTCCCGAAATTGTTTCACCCACTAAACCAAGAGTAGTTACACCTACACTTTGTGCTACAAAACTTAAATCTCTTTCTGATGTGTAAACACCCGGAGATACGAATACTTTGTTAGATGTCGCCATGTTTAAATTTTTTCTTAAGTTTTATTTATAGATAAATATTAGTAAAAAGATGAAAAAACTATTAAGTAAAGACTATATTTATAAAGAGTAGGAAAAAGTTCTACCTTTTTTCTACCTTTTAAAAAAACACCGATGAGTAAAATAAAAAACATAAAAATTTCACCTGAGTCACACGAACTACTAAAAAGTTACTGTGAAAAACACGGATTTAAAATATATAAGTTCTTAGAAAAACTAATAGAGGAAAATTGTAAAGAAGTTAGGGATATATACGGAGAATAATTAAAGTAGTCTCGCTTTAGCTTTTAAAACTGAAGACTTAGTGTTATCATTTTTTATAACATCAATTTTAATTAAGTCATTAGTAGATACCTTTATAGTTGTAACATCATCCCCTATATAATTACCATTTATATAGACGGAATAACTGTCAACATTAGTTGACTCTAATATTGTTAAATCAACTTGATATCTATAAGTTTCACTTAATGATGTTATTCCACTTGTAAATAAAATATCTAAATCAAAGTTTTTAGGGTTAGACGGATATTTTTCCGCTCTCTTACTTTTATTAAATGTTTCAACTTCAAAAACGGTTGAGGTTCTTGATATTGCTGGTGACACTTCAAACTCTTCCTCATCTAATAAAAATCCCATCATTAAAAATTCATAATTTTGAACATAGTATTTTCTTTTCTCCAATTCTAATACGGATTCATCAGAAGAAGAGTTTAGAATTAAAGGAATATAATGTCCTTTAATTTCAGTATAAGCCTGTCTTGAAGAAAAAGTTTGTAATACCTTTTTATTAAAATCATTTAATTGTCTCATCTTATTACAAAAGATTTTAACGTTATAAGTAATATCTACAGGAACAGGTTGAGGTATTTTGTAAATGTCCATACCCTTTCTTTGTCCGTCCCAAGTAGGTACTTTGGCATAATAAAATTGTTTTCTATTTGGTATTGTATACTGTAATGATGGATTAGTTCCAAACTTTACATCAGGGTTTCTTACTGTCGCAACAAAAGGGGGTTTTATATTTTTATCTAAATCTTGAAAATTCCAAGTCTCAGTAAATTGAGCCCAATTCTGTGTTGTAATAATTAAATCGACTGTGTTAATTTTTTTACCACTAACTGAAATACCTAAATCTTCTTTTACAAAATCTAACATACCTCTATCTAAATCTGCATGTAATATAGATTTAGGTAAATATGTTCCGTCCTCTTGAATTTGTTCAAGAAGTTCTTCTCTCCTTTGTAGTAAAATTTTATCAGGAGTTAAGGGTAAATGTTTTTTTACGTTCTTAGGTAGTGCCATTATTTTTTTGTTTCACTAATAAAAAAGACTTTATCTTTTGAGTTAATCATCTCAACTTCATTTGCATTAAATATAGGTTCTTCACTATCTTTTCTTACAAATGAATCATATTTGTAAGGATTGTAAGTTATAATTTTATCGTTTGGTGGTTCAGGTAAATTTTCACAAGGGTAAGTACAATAATCTAAAAGAGTACCAATGACAAATGCGTGAACATTTTTTCTCATTTCATCTCTAACTCTTTCTTTACCACCTTGTCTTACTCTAAATTCAACATCACTCAACTTAACGTAATCGGCATATATAACAATCTTATTCTTATAAGAAACTGAAAAAGTGTGTTTGTGTAAGTTATAGTAAACCATAACTTTTTTACCTATATAATTAATTTCTTCATTATCATTACCACATTCATGACATACGTAAGGGTCATCACCACCTTTACTTAGTTCCCATGACCACCCACAATCATCACAAACGACTTTTTCTCCAACGACCTCCTCACATAAATGAGACATCCTATTTTTAATAAAATTTATTTCGTTAATTAATTTTTTCATATTCCTCTAAATTCTCCATCATTTACAGGTGCGGCTATAATACTCCTATAAAATGGTTTATACCCACCATAAGTATGTTTATTATCACTCACAACACGACCATCATTAACTACTGAGTAATACCTTACCCTATCTTCAGTTTCCTAGTAACCAATGTAATCTCCATAATCTATGTCAATCTGTAGTTCATCTAAAGTATCTTGATATACACCAACTTTTAAATTACCTGGCTCCATCTGTGATAAATTAGAATTAGCATAATTTTGATTGTCAGGTGTTTCAATAGTAACATAACCCCTGAATTCTACAGGAGGTAAGAATTGAATTCCGTCTTCTTCTGTCTCACCATAAACATCATCAGTTTTAGTTTTTTGTCTATCAACTCGATATAATACTAATGTAAAATTCATATCACCTTCAAGCCATTCTCGACCCATATTTTGTTCTAAACCAAAATCTTCGGACCCAAAAAACTTCTCTAATCTCGTTATAGGTATCTTTCTGTTACTCATATATTGATAAATACTTAGTTTATTGTTATATTATAAATATTTCGTTATGGAAAGTAAGAAAGATAAGTTATCAAAAATACCCGAAGTTAGAGCGCAACGTATTTTAGAAGAATACGATGGGTTTAACAATTATATTATATCCATACAAAAAAAATTAAAAGAACAAAAACACTTTAAACTAACAAGGGCACAGGCGGACTATATTAACACTTATCACGGTAGGGTACCTAAGATAGCAAGAAAATGGGTTGATTTAGATAGTTATTTTGGTAAAAAAATGATGGAAGATAAACTTCTCACAAAAGTCCCTGAAAAAATATACATAGAAAAACTTTTAGTCGAGAAAGATAAATCTTTCCATATATGGGGTAGAATTTTTGAAAGTGAAAAACTTCACTCGTTTTGGTTACCTCGTGTAGCGCTTATAAAATCTCAAGAAGTTAAAGAGGTTAAAATTGACTATTCTAAATATAAACATAGACCTCCTCTACAACATCAAACAGAAGCCATAGAAAAGTTAGCTTCTCACAATAAATATATTTTAGCAGATGATATGGGTCTTGGTAAAACGACTTCAACGGTAATTGCAGCTTTAGAGTCAGGGGCAGAGAGAGTCCTGATTGTATGTCCAGCTTCTTTAAAAATAAATTGGAAACGAGAAATTGAAAATTACACAGATAAAACCATATCAATTATTGAAGGTAAGAAATGGGAAAGTGCAGATTTTGTTATTATTAATTATGATATTTTAAAAAACTTCCACGATTTAAAAAACAAAGAAGAGTCCATTATTCTACAAGAAGGGTTTGATTTAGTAGTTGTAGATGAGGCTCATTACATACAAAATGTACAAGCTAAACGAACTAAATTAATTAACGACATTATAAATTCAATAGGTAAAGTATGGTTACTTACGGGTACACCCATGACCTCAAGACCAATAAATTATTATAATCTTTTAAATTTAGTGGAATCTCCTGTTGCATATAATTGGATGGCATATGTTATCAGATATTGTGAAGGGTACCAATTTAATGTGGGTAATAGAAAAGTTTGGAACGTAAATGGTTCATCTAACCTTTTGGAGTTAAGGGATAGAACTAAAACACATGTATTAAGGAGATTAAAACAAGACATACTAGACCTACCTGAAAAAATTATTACTCCCGTATACCTTAATTTAAAGTCTAAAGACTACGAGGCACTTATGGGTGAATACTATGATTGGATGGAAGATGACCGAGAAAAAAAATCGTTAACTGTCCAATTCTCAATGTTGATGAAAGTTAGACAAGTTATTGCAGAAAACAAAATAAAAGAAACTTGTGAAATCGTTGAAAATATAATCGAACAAGGTAAAAAGGTTATTGTGTTTACTAACTTTACAGATACGTTAAATAGAATTGTAGACCACTTTGGTAAAAAAGCTGTAAAATTGGACGGGAAAATGACTAAAACTGCGAGACAATATTCGGTTGACCAATTTCAAGAAAACGATAAAATAAAAGTTTTTGTTGGTAATTTAAAAGCGGCAGGTGTAGGTATAACACTTACTAAAGCAGAAGCTGTTGTTATGAATGATTTATCCTTTGTACCTTCTGACCATTCACAAGCAGAAGATAGAGCATATAGATACGGACAGAAATCAAACGTATCAGTATTCTACCCTATTTTTGAAAACTCAATAGAGGGAATTATATATGATATTTTGTCACAAAAAAAGAATATTTTTGAGACAGTAATGGGGGATAATGAAGGTAAGGGAGACATTATGGAACAAATTATAAACGAAATATCGGTCAGAAGATAAATTTTTATTGTTCACTATTATTTATAATAAAAAAGACAAATGAAGTTCAAAAGATTAAAAAACAAAATCTCAGAGATTGAACATAAATTAAAAAGCCGAGAACATTTAACAGAAGTTAAATCTACTGTCTCGCAAAAATCACCACAAATTTTAACAGAAATGAAAAAAATAGGTATTGAAAAATTACCATACTCTTATTCTGCCTTAGAGAGATTTATAGACTCTGAAACTATGGATACTCACTATAATAAACATTATAAAGGGTATGTAAAAAAATTAAATAACGCACTATCAAATAGAATAGACGGTAATATTGAATTAGAACAATTAATAAAAGGAATATCCAGATACAATAAAACAATTAGAGATAATGCTGGTGGGGTATTTAATCACTCATTATTTTGGAAAATGTTGTCCCCAAAAAAACAAAGAGCACAAGGAGAGGTTTATGAAAAAATTATTAAAGATTTTGGAGACTTTTCTAAATTTAAAAGAATATTTAGTAATGAATCATTAAAAAACTTTGGTTCAGGATGGACATGGTTAGTAGTTACTAAATCAGGTAAATTAAAAGTGATGTCCACACCTAATCAAGACAACCCTCTAATGAATGTAGTTAAAAATGGAGGATATCCAATTTTAGGGATAGACACTTGGGAACACGCATATTATTTAAAATATCGCAATAAGAGAGATGAATATATTAGAAATTTTTGGTCAGTTATTAATTGGGATTATGTGAATGAACTTTATAATAGTCAAGTTAATAAAAAAATTAATGAAACTAATCAAGTTAAAAGTATAATCTCTGAAGGTTCAAGTCCGGGATGTAATAGAAATCAAGTACAAACATATAGAAGGTTGTTTAATACCAATCCAGAAATAAAAAAGAGATTTATGTACACTATAATGGATATCCTTAAAGAAGTATTTTCAGATTATTGGTATGAAAAAAATAAATATTCTAAAGGACAAATGTCCGGCGTTTATGATTATGAACAAAAAGGTCGTTCAGTTATAAATAAATTAAACACAAATTACACAGCATTTTGTACTTTGGTGACGGATACAAATAACTACTTAAAAAAATATGGTATAGATGTTATTAATTTTAATAATAAAAACCATAAGGAACAATTGGTAGAAGTTGATAGACTTAACAAATACCTTATAGAACTAAGATACAGTATGTTTGACTCTAACTCTGAAACTTTTAAAACTATAATGTCAGGTCTTGATAAGACCAATAAATTTGGAGATAAGAGAGAGGTGGACGCAGTAGTAAACTTAAAAAATATCTTTAAAACCGATAACGTTAAAAAAGTTGGAGAACTTGGAGATGTAGACGATATGATTGGAGGGATTGACGCCACAGTTAAATTAAATGAGGAAACTAAAACAATGCAAATTAAACCATTTAATCGTATAACAAAACAAAATGGTAAAGTAACCGTTTATGGTACAGGTAATGTAAAACCTTATAAAACTGACTTTTTAGTTTTTCATAGTAATAAATTAGGAACAGTAGTTTTTGAAAATAAAAATACAAAAATTATTAACGGTAGATACGTCTTTACAGAGTCATCTGAATATAATATTTAAAGAAATATACTTTTCTTAATATTTATAAAGAAAACGTATATATGTCAATAATCAACGAACCACAAAGAAGTAAATTATATACTCGTGTAAAACACCTCTTAGGTGCACCTATACGTAGTATTGAAGTCGAAGATGAAATGATGGACTCATTACTTGAGTTATCAATTCAAGATTACGCACAATATGTTAACGATTGGCTAATTGAATCTCAATGGACATCACTATATGGGATGAACCTAGATGAACAATCAGTTACAAGAGCATTTACTACACGTTCATTAGATTGGGAAACCCAATATACTTATTCATATTCTAAAATTGTGGGTCTACAAGCTGGTGGAGATTATGTACTTAAAAAAGACTATATAACATTAGTACCTAACCAACAAATATACGAAATACCCGCAGGAAGAGAATTAAACGAACTTTTATGGTTTACACGAGCAGAATTAGACGCCGCGTTTTTTGACCCATTTATGGGTGGATTCGGAGGTATGGGAGGTGTAGGTCTTGGTGGTGGTGCCGGTTTCGCACAAATGGGTCAAACAGGTAACTACATGATTACACCTGCATTTGATATACTACTAAGAATGCAAGATATAAACGTTAAAAGAAGACTAATTGCCGGTGAATTAACATACAGAGTAACTGCATTACCTGAAGGTAAAAAGGCACTTCATTTATATAATGTTCCAGGAGGTAAATTTGATTTTGGTAATATTGAATTTAATGAATACAGAGTATGGTATTGGTACTATGAAACTGATGACAGAGAAGATTGTTTAGCAAAAAACCCTGACATCGTAAGACTACCATCAGATATACCAATAGATGAAATGAAATGGGATGAATTAAATAATCCCGCACAGGCTTGGGTTAGAAAATGGTTTGTTGCGTATGTTAAGGAAACATTAGGTAGAGTTAGGGGTAAATTTAGTGGTAACTTAAAAACACCTGACTCAGAAGTTACTATGGATTACGATTCGTTATTAACTGAAGCCAAAGACGAAAAAAGTAAATTAATGGAAGAGTTAATGGCTAGATTAGAAAGACTAAGACCAGACAAGATGATGGAAAGAGAAGCTAATTTAGCTGAAAACTTAAACAAATCATTACAATATAGAGCACTGCCTCGACAGATGTATATAATATAAAATAATTATGGGAATAATTAAATCATACCCCATAAAAAAGGTTATATATGGGGAGGTAAAATCAGTATCAGAAACTATTTTAATTAAAAACACTACTCATTACACTACTAAAGGTGAGGGTTCTATTATAGTTAAAAACGATATTGCTGAAAAAAAATGTACGATTAACTTAGACGAAAAAACAACAGAACATATTACTATTAAATCTATGAGTTATACTGTTATAAAAACAAACAAACTCATCGATGAACAATATGAACAAATTGAACTCGATAAGTTTGCATCGGTAGAACTAAGATTTATTAATGATAGTTGGTATGTTATGTCGTCTGATGGGTTAAAGAACTCATAATTCCAAGATTTTTTTCTACGTATTCATCGTTTACTAAATTCATAGTATTTTCTAAGTACATATAATAGGGGTTGATATTAACATCATTCCAAAACCTAACTTCAGTGTCTGATAATGTCAAAACCTCATCTAACGTATCTTGGTCACCTTCTCTACGAGGATATCCTCTAACTAACTTTGTTTGAGATTTAGTAAAAAACGGTCTATCCTCAGGATTTTCAACAAGGATTTCGTCTCTTATATCTGTAGAAAAAACAACCAATAAAGGTTCAATTCTTTTATTAAATGCCGCCAGATATCTTGGAACGTTATATTCACCTAATTTATCAGGTGTCTCACTTATATATTTATCGCTAATTAAATAACAGTTAAGTACAACTTCAACATCATCGGCAGGCATTGTTACACCATGTTCAGCTTTATATTTTCTCTTTTCTGCTGCGGTTGCGTTCCATATATTTTTCTTTTGAACATCACCGTGAGATTTTCTTTCACCATTATTAACATAATAGATTGTATCACCAAGACCAACAGGTATATTATGTTTTATAGCCAATTCCATATGTGCTTGTCTTGACATTAATGACCCTGACTTAGTTTTTTTAGTGATGTGTACCTTATATTCTTTTATTGTTTGCTTAACTCTTGCTTTATTTGCAATCTTTGAAATTGGTATTTGTTTATCATAAATCTTTTGAACATATTCATAATAATACTCTAAAAACTCATGACCCTTACCGTCTAATAGTAATCTTAGTCCTTTATCCAAAAACTCAGCAACATAGGTTGGTAGTTTTTTAGATTTAATACTATTACCTGTGAGTTTGACTTTTCCTGTATCAGTTAGAAGGGCGTAGTTTTTTCTGGCAACATTAATGGTTGACGGCCAAACACCATCAGTATCTAACCCCATCTCTCCTCTCATAAAAATATCATTATATTCCGCAACATCTGCCTCAGTACCGACATACGTCTTACCTTCAACTACCAAGTCATTCAGACCTTTACCAACATAAGTATGGGTCTCACGACCTTCAGGAGAGGAAAAGTTAACACCGTCAGTATCCATAACTAAAGGTTTATATCCTCTATTCATAAACCACATAATCATTTGTCTCAAATACTGTCTACCCGTACACGTAATCTGTTCACCCATATCCATATCACCCCACGGAAATACATGTGGTGCGGATAATGAACCAAAAAATGCATTAATAAAGATTTTAATTGGTAATTGTTTACGGTTGTATTTTTTTGATTGTTCAGGGTCACTAACATATAAATCGGCAGCTAATTGTTTATAGTTAATACGAGTATCTCTAAAGTACTTTAACATACTTTTCATTGCTCCTGTAACGTCACATTTAGGGAACACATCGTGAACTAACTGAATTGATGGGTAAAGTGAGGAGTAATCGAGTTTTAAAACGTCTGTAGAATACCCTACCGCCATTAATCTAGATAATCCACCTGTAAAAGGTCTTTTTTCCCCTCTTTTAGGGATTGCCAAATTATGTTTATATGACCATGCCGCCATAATCATTTTCCATAATGTGGCGGTACCCATAGTAGAAAGTCTTTCATATGTTGTTGGTACTAATTTAGAAAGTAAGAAGTTTGCTTGATTGTACTCTCCGTCAACAACCATAGTTTCCCATATATCATCATATAGATAACGTTCAATAATGTAATTACCATTAACTTTTTGATAGTGACCCGGAAATCTCTCCATCAAATTCTCAGTACCTACACTACCCACTTCTTTATATTTACCTGTTTTAGGGTTGAGGTAATAGTCTTTATTATCAAAATAAATTTTACCAATTTTATCTCCCTCAACATATACACGGTTTTCTTTTTCTGCACCAATAAATTGGGTAATATATTTAAGACCCCAGCTTTTAATATCTGAATTGATTGCTTGCGCTCTACGTACAGCATGGGCAATATCTACAATGTTATAACCCCACATCATTGTTTGAGTGTATGGTTCCATTTCGTTGGCTAATTTCAACATACCTTCTTTTTGTCTCAAACTTTGTTTTGGATTAAGAGTTTTAGAAATCTTTTTAATATCTAATCCTAATATTTCTGCCCTACGAATAATAAAAGGAAAATCAAAGAAAGCAGAGTTGTAACCTCCAATCAACGTTGGTTTTAGATATGCGATGGTATCAAAAAAATCTATAATAACCTTACGTTCTTCTTCGTCATTTTCACACGCAATAACTTTCTCAAAACCCTTATTGTCTTTCATTCCAATAAGAAATATACGACTATCTTCAGGGGAAAGTCCTGTAGTCTCAATATCGAAAACAAATCTATGTACTTCATCATACTCGTCAAAACCTTTAAATAGTCTTTTACTTTTTTGTATTAGATATTGCTCAGTAGGTGGTAATATCATAATATTATCCGAATTACCTCGACCCCACGGGTCTAATCCTCCGCCTTTAAAAAAGTTAACTAAGTTACTATACGACTTTGTAGTTTTAACCAAAAACTTTAGACCACCCTCTAACCGTTCATCTCCGTGAGTTTCTAACTTATCGATAATAATTCCATGAGTGGACATCGCCTGTTTTTGTGCAGATTTTGACCCACCATAGAAATTAACTCCATGTAAGTTACCTACCCAAGCAAATGGAATAAATGTGTCTGATTTGATTACTTTACCCTGAACCGGGTGTTGAATTATCTTGAATATTTTTCCTGAAGCGTAATCATATTCTAACGCTACTATGTATTTTTCAGGGTCCTCTCCGTTGAGGAATTGTTCAATTTCTTCTTGTGATACCATAATATTTGTTTTTCGTTTGAGACATTTTGCTCACATCGTACTGATGTGATTACTCTTAACATTTAAACAAATAATAAGTAACTATTTTAGTTTTGTCAAACTATTTTGTATTTCTTTCTTGCCACTCGTAAGATACTGAATCCTCGTCAATAGGACCACCTTTCGCCCATGTATAGCAAGTTCTCGCAGAATGACATTTAAAATTATGCATCCAACAATATCCTAACCTACCATCCTTATCGGATGTCACTCCAGGCATACACTCATCCATTCTGTTTGAGATGTCAAACGCGACACAATTACCACAAAGTGATTTTTTAGCGGCCACCTCTGTGGTGTCCCAATGTTCGGCTAAATCTTTCCAATAATCTCCAGGTTCATCAACATTTAATGGTCCGTATTTTATGTGTTCAGATTTAATTGACGAATCCCTATTTTTAGTATTTAACTCTAAATCTTGAGTCGCATTTGGACAGTCCATTTCAGACTCACCAAGTAACCTACGATTAAGTCTTTCGATGACTAAACTCTTTTTTCTTCTTATATTATTACTCATATCTTAAATTATATTAATATATAAATTTTCTCTTATTGGCGCGATTAATTGACCCATAGA